TGCTATGGATATAGCATACATTGTCTTTAACGCCATTAAAACCGCCTTCTATCCCTTTGCTTTCAAAAAACCTCTTGTATATCCAATGTTCTTTGGTTACAGGGTTTAATATAAGTATGATTCTATTCTGTATGTCTTTCTCTCTAATACTAAGGTCTATTGTATCAAATATATCTTCATCAATAAGTTCTTCAGCTTCATCTAATACCCAAGTAGAGATCCCTTGTAATGACTTTAGACTAGCAGTCTGGTTCCCTGCTGATGTCCTTATTCCTCTAAATAGTATATCCGAATTGTTGCTTGTGTTTAATACTTCAGCTTTATTAATACTAAAGATTTCATCAAAACCTAAAAGCCCTATCTTTTCTAAGAACTCAGGAATGATTGACAAGTGAGCCGATGTCATAGTGTATCTTGTAAACAATACTCTAATGCCTTTTGTCATAGTTAGTAAAGTAAGAAAGACTGTAGCTGCAAAAGACTTGCCTGATCCTCTACCTCCTGTTATTATAAAGTATCTAGCATCTGATTCAAAGAGTGGATTGTATTTCTTATTCAGTATCAGTTTCTACAAATGTTATGACAGGCATATTGATTGCTTTATCGCCTGAAGTTATATCAAGTCTATTTGTTTCATTCCATCCCAGCCTAGTCTTTGCAGCGTGTATTACTACTGAAGGCACTTTGTCTTTTACGCATTCATAATACTTAGACTTGATAAAATCATTCTCAATATTTTGTACTTCTGATACTGCCTTAGCAAATTCTTCATCTTCTTGTAGCCATTTATAAAAGTTCGTTCTACTTAAGCCAGTTGCCTTTAATGCAGTTGTTATTACTCCTAGACTTGATTCTAATGCTTTGAGTATTCTGTCTTTGTTGATTTGTGTTCTATTCTGTTCCATTCTTTATTGCTTTTTGTCCTGTAAATTGTTCCCATCTTTCTATTATTACATCACAATACTTTTCATCTAACTCCATTCCGTAACATTTTCTATTTAGTTTCTCTGCTGCTATTAGTGTTGAGCCACTTCCTAAAAATAAATCTAAAACACTTCCATTTTTTTTTGAAGAATAACCAATAGCTTTTTCTATTAATGGTATAGGTTTCATAGTTGGGTGTAAATCATTTTTCCTTGTTCTATCTATATCCCATACATCATCTTCTGAATATTCTTTCCCATAAAAATTATTATTAAAATATCCATAAACTATTGGTTCGTATTTTTTTCTAAAATTACCTCCTCCCATTGGGGATTGGTTTTTATTCCATACTATTATACTTTTCCACCTCATACCTTTTTCTATTAATGGATTTAATAGTTCTTCTAAAGTTGATGAAGAAAAACATACATACCAACCTCCAATAACATTTTCTTTTATCCTTTCAAGTGTTTTTTCTATAAATGGTTTAAATTCTTCCTTTGTTTTCTTATCATTTTTAATATCTTCATATTGACTATTAGGAACTGAGTAACCGTCTTTCATTGTAATTATTTCTCCATCTTTTGAAGTGCAACTCATTGTTCCTTGAAAATCTATATTATAAGGAGGGTCTGTAAATACCATATCAGCTTTTTCTCCATTCATTAGTTTAGCTACATCATCTGAACTTGTGCTATCTCCACACATCAATCTATGATTTCCTAGTTGCCAAATATCCCCACGCTTTACTTTGCTTTCTTTTACTTCAGGTATTTCATCATCTTCTATTAATCCTGCTTCAGGTTCTTTGTCATCTTCATTTTCCCATACATCTAGACCAAAGTCATTAAGTTGTACGCTATCCCATTCATTAGCTAACATATTCCATTCCCATTCACCTGAAGTAACATTATCTTTAATTATTATTTCATCACAATATTCAGAATATGTTTTAGTTTCTCTTTCTTCTTCAATTGCAATATTATTCATTTCATCACAATCATCTTGAGTAAACATATCAGTCCATATTTCTTTTTTTCCTAAATCTATTGATGCCTTTAATCTCATATTACCACCAAGTACCATCATATTTTCATCAAGAATAACAGGTCTTAACTTCATATAATTCGGTAAAGTTTTAATGCTATTTTTTAATGACTTAAATTTATCATTCTTTATAACTCTAGGATTGTTAGGGTTTCCTTTTATTTTACTTATCTTAACTTGTTGTTTCATAGTATATAATAGAAATTATATTAATTTATTTTTTGTAGTGTAATTTTCTGTTTTTAATAAACATCATATTTTTAGGTGCTTGTAAAAGCTCTATACCTTGCATATTATATATCTTATTCTTTAAAGATTCTTTTATTTCATTTACATTAGTAATATTATAACTACATATTGTATCTTGCTTAACAGATGTACAAAGTAATATGTTAGTAGTTGAGTCATAAAAATTAGTAGTTAAAGTTGCTATATGTATTCCTTGAATATAATTATGCTCTATTGTTTGATATGCTAGTGCTATTGGATTGTGTATTCCAATAAATGTAGTATCAGTACCATCTCCAAAGTCTATGTGATGCTCTGTATAATAACTACTTTGATTAATAGAACTATAAGGGGCTATAAATGTTTTACCGCCTCCAGTAGTACATATCCAATTAGTAAAGCATAATATTATAAGTAATAATTTCACTAATCAAAAGATTCATTTATACCTCTTTCTCCTAATAGCTTTTCCTTAGCACCAGCCCATAGTTTATCTCCTCTTTTCTTTTTACTTAATGATGCTTCAGTTCTTTTTATGCTAGGCATACCATCCTCAGGCTCTGCTTCCATCCATAAGCCGCAATCACAAAGAGCTTGGATTGTTCTCCATCTACCATCTCTTAAAGCTAGAGTAGCTTTGCCTATTTCTTCTTCATTACCACATATACATTTGTACAATGTCATCTTGCTAAAGCCCCTGTTCTTGTTTTGCTTTGACTGTAAAGCTTTTCCAATTCAAAGTGTAAATGATTAATTGCTTTCTGTATGTCTTGTTCTGCTGGATTGCCCTCTTTTTTGCCAGCACGTAATAGATAGCTTACGGCAGTTCCAGTATTATATCCAAGTTCAAAATCTTCCACAATATTTCTTGCACTGTAACCGAATTTAGTTCCCGAATAATACCAAGGCTCAGGCGTTGTTTTGTAATCTTCTTTTTTTGTCATTTTCTAATATTTTAATTAATCCATCTTGCGTATTAAGTGATCTAGGTCTTTTAACTTTTCGATATTCTTCAGGATTAAAAATTAATTTTACTTCCCTTACTAAATTATTATCATCATATTTTACTATCCACCTACTAGAATAGTGCATTTTGTTTCTTTTTATGTGTGCTAAGTAACTCATTCGCTGTATTTTTTGTGAAGCTTTTTTATTCCATCAAAGCAAGTTGATATACAAGAGCCGCAATTAGTATTAGTTTGATAACTTGTCATGTAAATAGTATTGTAAATTTCTATCATTTTTCTTTTTGCTGCTTGATTCTTTGCCCTGCCTGTTTTTAAGTCTTTCCATATATCTAATATTTCATCAATTATCTCTTGCGGTAAGTCATCAGGCGTTTCTATTTCTGTTGTCTTTTGCCATTTCTTTTGACCGCAACCCATTGGTGCTAGTCTTGCCTTGATTTTCATAAAACAGCCACAATCTTTGCAAGTTCCAGTAGGTTTAAAATAATAAATACATTCTTTACATATTGCTATCCTGTCCTCATAGACTTCATTAGGAACAAAAAACTTATTCATTTTAAAACTCTTTCAGGATGAGCAAATCCAAATTGCATTCTGAAACTGTCATTAATTTTTGGATTATACATTTTCATTTAAATCTTTTTTAATTATTGCTTTTACTTTATGTATTGTAGTAAACAAGCTGTTTCTACTTATCTTTGTTTTAGCTGCTAGTGAGTCTAAAGTTTCGCCGCTATAATACAATTTAAAAATTTCTCTATCATACCAGCTATCTAGTTTATCTAAAGACTTATCTATTTCTTCCAGTTTGTTGATTTTATAATTGTCTGCTTCTTTGTTAGGAATATTTGATATATTTTTATTATTTGCAA